AACCCACTTGAGAGTGTTACCATCCTCATCAAGGAAGTGCCAATCTCCGGTCGAGAACACCTTGATAAACTCTTCATCAAGGAAGAACACGGAACCGAAGGGAGCTAACCTGTCCGCGATAAATGGCTTACCCATGAACTCCAACACCTGGAACCCACCTTTGATGGTGAGCGGCTCGACATAGCGAACCTGAGCTTGGAGCAGCTTGAAGTAAGCACGCTGCATACCGGGGGTGCAAATCATTGCGCTAGTGTTACCACCAGCAATCTGCACCTGGTTGTACGCCTGCAAGAGAGAATCAAGCGAGAGCGCACCAGCCTGGTTAGTGCGAAGGTTATCCCAATAGGAGTTGGCGGCCTGCGAAGCATCAATGCCACCGACGGAGTTAGCCGCCTGGGACACGAGGTTACCAAGACCATTCATTTCGTTGATGTGGGTGGCGTCAACTGCGTTACCGCTGCGGAACACGAAGTTGGCGTTCGAGGTCGTAACCGTGGAACCCGAAATCGTGATCGAAGGAGTCGAAACGTTAATAGCGGTGATAGTAACCGCGTTGGCAATGGACGTAGGCGAAGCCGCCGTACCAATGTCAACAACCATACCGATATAAAGCGAACCCTTGCGAATTGCCTCGGCGGAACCGAGAACAACCGTCGTCGAAGCGGTTGTAGTACCACAGGTGGCAACTTTAGCATCCCCGTTACCATAAGCCTGACGGCCAACGTCAAGCGTAAGGTCACGACGGATACCATCAAGCTCAGCCTGGAGCGCCTTGAGGAAAGCACCCGCCGTATTGGCGGTCTTTGCCATCGCAACACCCGTGACCGAGATGGAGCCGTAGTGGTACTTAAGATCATACACAGCCTTCGCGAACACCTGATTACCTGAGCCAGGAAGTGCCGCATTCTCAGCGCGAGAACCGATACCACCCGACCGCGAGGTATGCAGAGGCACGACGGCTTCATTACCCACCAGTTCCTGCGAACGCGGCTCAAGCCGCTGTAAGATCAGTACCTCGTTATTAAGCTGGTCTACGACCGGCGGGAGGTAAAGCTCCTTAAGAATGTTCGCAAGAGTGGTGAGGGTAGCAGTAGCACCAGCCATTGCATCCTACCTATCTTGTTTGGTCGAATTTTTAGGCGACCTTATTAGAACTGGCCCGCCTCAGAAAGCATACGCCGCGCAGCTTCCTCTAACCGAGGATCGTTGAGCGACTTAAATCCTTCCGGCGGAATCTCAGCGTGACCCGTGGAACTAGGTTGGTTCAGCGATGCAGGGACGGATTCCTTCTGCCCGATATAGCCTTCAACAATACGTTGGGTAACGGTCTTATAGGCGTCTGCCGCCTGTCTAAGATCCCCGCCATAAGCGAATGCCATAGTGAGAATGTCCTTAATATCCTCATCTTTGTAATCGGGATTCTCGGAGCGAATGACTGCGATGTGGGACTCAATTTGAGTCGCCGCCTCCGCCTCTCTAATCCGCTGCTCCTGTGCTGTTTTCCAGTTTTCAAGCTCCTGGATCTTTTCCATATAAGGATCAACAAAAAGTTCATCAGCATTACTCTGCATCTGCTGGTTCGCAACGGCATTGGCCTGCTCCACGGAGTAGCCCTGCTGTTGGAGTGCTTGCGATAATGTCTCATGAACCTGTAACGCGAAAGACGGATCAGTATTAAGAGCGTTGATGAACTCTAATGCCTGCTCAGCCTCTCTACGCTGCGCTGCAACCTCTTGGGTTTTGCGCGTGTAATCCGCCTGCATTTCCCGTTCACGTGCCTCCACATAGGAGCGCACCTGGGGGTCAAGCGAATTGAGGTCGATCTGCGGCTTCTCAACTACCGGAGTAGTAGGAGCCTCAATCGCCTGGGTACCTGGTTCGTTAGGCTGGTTCACTTCGGGCTGCGTCGGTGTGGTATCGACCGACTCGACACCATTGGCAGCGTTTGTGAGTGCTTCTACGGCCTGGTCAAAATTTTCAATTGCCACTAGGAGAGAACCTCCGTTTTAGATTCCGGGGTCGGGAGTGCTTTCATTGCCGATTCCCATTCACCGTCATCAATATCAGCAGCCAGTTCCGCATTACGGTTCTCAGCTGCCCCAACAACTTCCTGAATAACACCGGCGAAAAGTTCTCTCATTTCAGCGGCATCAGGTAAGGCGAGGGTATGTTCAACCTTTTTGGCGTCCAACCCTCTGTAGGCACGGATTTTATCGGTCAGCATAGACAATGCAAAACCGATTTCGCGAGGTTTAATCTCCCCGCGGTCAACCGCTGCTTCTAAAGCAACTAGGAGCTTATCGCGTACACGTTCTGCGTGACTAACGAAGTCCGTTACTTGCGCAGGAAGGGCGTCAATAACGTCTTTCGGGACACCCTCCCGTTCCCATTGCTGTTTGAAGTAGCGAATCGTACTGACGGGCATATTAAGATTACGTGCCGTTCGCTTAATATTACCTTCATTAACCGTGAGTTCTGCGAACACCGCGGCTTTATCTGCGTCAGTATAACGCCTATTTGCCATTACTTGCCCTTCTTCTTAGGCTGCTTCGGAGGATTAACCTGCTTCTCCTTCGCTGTGCGCTCGGCTAAATCAGCCTGAGCCGCTGCCTGACGAACTTTGTGGGCTTGTAATTGGGCAGAAATATCTGCCATAGCCATTGTCTTATGCATATTTACGCTATGCTCTTGGGCTTGCATTTCAAGCTTTTGAGTATGCGCCTGCTTATCCTGCTCAATGTTATTAGCAGTCTGAGCAGCCTGCATTTCCCCCTGCGGGTTGGCGGCTGTATTGCCTGAGGACTGTGCCTGGGGCTTCGTGAGATCATCTGTAACCCAGGTATCGAGCGGAGGCTCGGACATAACCTGAGGTGTGATCTCATAAACACCGGCACGCTTAAGGATATCAGCGGCACCAGTAGGCCCAACAGTGGACTTAATCTGCAATGTAGGCCGAACAGCCTCGTATTGGACTGGCTTCGGCAGTTGCAGGTAGTATTGCAGGGTCTGCAAGTAATGGGTTTGGAAAGCTTCTTGAATTTGTAATGGCAGGGATTCAAAATCCGGAGACTTCATAAAGAGAGCGTGGCTATCCATATGCTGCACAAAGTTCTCGAATGGATGCGGCTGTAACCCAGCGTTCATTAACGCCTGCTGCATCTGATTCGGATCTTGGATAGGCTGGCCTGTATTAGGATCTGCCAACTGTCCTGCCTCTGCTTGCTGCAAAGCCTGTTGGTAGGATACCATATTAACGGGCTGACCCTGGATAATCTTGTCGTGCTCTCTGTATGCCTGATCCTCATCGGCCCTCATCATCTTAGCCACCCCGGACATATCGCCGAGGTCTAAGTGTTTGTAGGCTTCATCCGGCTGCATAATACCGGCCTGAACCAGGGACATAATCATAGCCTGTTTACCCGCGCGTGTCCGCGGCAGACCTGAACCCGTGCGACATCGAATGGTGATTCCACCAGCAATGTCAGCCTGAGTAAATCGCTTGACCTGAATCGACCCGCCTGAACCTTGAATCTTCATCAAACGAGGCTCAATGTAATAGGTCTGAGCGAACTCCAACATCATTTGGCCTGAGATAGCCAGGGAGTTCTCGATCAACTTAATAATAGGGGCGATTCGGTCGGTTGCCATTTCCTGCAAGAGATCAATAGCAATACCCGCCTCGACATTTGGCGGAGGGGTTCCTTCGCTAATGTCATTTATATAAAACACATCATTGAGAGATTCCTTGATATTAGCAAGGTGCTCAAAGATATAGGGCGGCATTGCCGGGAGTTGTTCAACCTCAGGGCGATGATCGCCAATAGGGTTGTACTCATAAATGGCACCAGGCTCTGTAGTGAGCCGGGTTGAAATGGATCCCGTAGGTGCCCACACCCGCGGCTTAACGGTCAGGTTCTTGTACTCCACAATTTGCGAGATTGTCTTATTAAGTTCCTTCTGCAAAGGCAGGGCGTGCTCAACAACGGAGGAATCATAAACCTGACCCGGTACGCGGAGTCCCGGGAACTTAACGAGAGGAATATCGTGGAAAGGATACGGCCAAGGGCCATCCTCTAAAATCTTGGATTTAGTCCAGACGACATAGCGGCCTTTGGGGATAATGGGAGACGGCTTGAAATAACCATAATACACATTAACCACATTGGGTTGCTGAGCGTCAGGAGCATTCGACATTGGCAGGAGATTGTCCGGCGGAACAGCTGTTGAATCCGGTTCTGCCACGACATTATAGCGAGCTTTAACCTCATCAGGGTCTAGGTGATGGACACAAATAGCCCACTTGGCATCATTCCAAACTCTTACCGTCGGGTCTATATAGACATCGAAAGGAGATAGGCATTCTACTTTGATATCCCCCATATAGACCACTTTCTCCTGAGGCTGAATACCCTGATTAGAAAGTTCGGAGGTGAACATATCTTTGATAGTGTCATCAAGGATAGGCTTGCCTTGGGGGTCCAGGGTGAATTTCATAGACTTGCCAGCATGTGCATCCCATGAAACCTTCCACCATCCCTGTCCCGCGACAATGGCCCACAGAATAGCCTCTTCTAACAGATCATCTAGATTCTGCTCCATCCACCAGTATTCAAACAAAGATCCTGCCATTTGGGCAGCTTTAATATCGGAATCGGAACCCGATCCCGGTTCAGCATAAATCTCTGGACGAGTCTTGGTTAACTTCGCAACGAGGGACTGCGCTCCCGTAATAATCTGATTTGAAACCAAACGAACCCTATAACGCGGCTTCTCCCCGTCATCAATAGGCAGGGATTCCAATCGCCTAGTTGCACGGTTGAAATAGGCATACTGCTTGCCTTTGTAAAAAGCGAGATTGAGCTTCCATTGGTTCTCAATAGGCTGACGCATCCTCCGTAAGCTGTCTACCTTCTTGTTAAGGTCGTCAACCGTATGGAGGTTTGTCAATGACTGCGACGCTAGCCGTTGCTTGTCAGGCGGATACGGCGAAGATCCCGCATAAGTGGGTGCGGCCATTTACACCTCCTAGTAATGGAAGTTCTCAGGGGCGTATTCATCAGCGAACTGGACTTCCGAATTTTGGAAATCCAATTCCTTCATTAACGCCTCATAAGTTTTAAGGTCAATAAAATCGTGATCCAATTGCCACTTAATATCCTCTTCCTCATCGGAGAGGTATAAAGGCTGCTTCTCGAATGTTAGGACGGGTTCTTCAACCGGAGCATCCTCAACCTCGGTGGATGCCTCCAAACGATCTTGAAGCACGTAATTAAAGGATTGTGCATTGGCTAATAGAGTCCGAAGATGTTTAAGTTCAGAATCTCTAGCTATTAGTAGTAGGCTTGAGGCTCTCAGGAGTTGCTGCGTTTCCACCAGCATTGCCTCCAACTGCCTGCTTTCTCTGCCCACTAACCGGCTTAGAAACTTTCTCAACGTTCTCCTTAAACTCGCCAACTAACCACTTGTCAACCGCGGCGCGCTCATTGCCTAGAACCACATCTTTAGCAAAAGCAACAATATCCTCGGCTGCTGACTGAACCTTCTGGCGCACGGTATCCAAACGTTCCGTAGCTGCCTGGGCCGCATGAAACGCAGCCTTAGCCTGCTCATTGGAGATCAAGCCTAACTTGTTGGCAATCTCCAAGCCACAAGATTCACAAACATATTTATGCCAGATAACGTCTGCGCCCGTAGGACTAACCATGGTGCGCTCTGTATCGACTACCCGCTGAGTGGCGGGAGACGGAGTAGTCTCGCACAGTAAACAAGTATTTGGCTGTGCCAGTCCCTCCGTGGGATGTAATACTCTCATTGTTCTCCTTTACCAATCCGCACCGAGATGCTCGTCCATTCCGGCGAACTCTTTGTTACGGGAAGGTAGATCACGGCGACGTAGACCTTCGATTGAATTGTCAGTAAGATCTACATAACCTGACGACCTGGGAGTTGCCATATGAGGCAGTAGAACCCCCGCTAGAGAGAGGGTAATCTCCATTGAGTCTAAACAGTCGTCTTTTGGATTACGAACGGCGGAGTCATAGTCCACCCATTCATTGATAAAATCTTGTTGTTCCTTGAGGATTTTGACCCGGCCGATCTTAAACAGAGGGGCCATAGACATAATACGCTCAAACTTTTTACCTTTGCGGATAATAGGAACCACAGGAGGGAAACCTTCTAGGCGAGACACCTGTTGGGCGAGGGCAGCCTGATAGGCTACTTTTTCAATTCCAATGTAATGTGGACGCCATTTAATGAACCATTCGTTAATCTTGTCCACTTGCTCAGGGAAAGGAATACGACCCGCCCACTGGTCAAGCAAGAAAACTCTATCCCGCTGCGGCGTAACCCCAATTGCAGTAATAGCGAAGCGATCCGCGGTGTCTGCCAGCGAAATAGCCGGGTCAACCCCAACGAAAACATTGAGATTGAGATTCTCGGGGATAGCCGGGATGGAAGGTTCTTTAAGGGGAAGTTCTTGTATCGTGTAATATTTAAGCCAATCCCCGGAAAGCTCTTTACCCGCCATTGAGTCGAACGATGCCATATATTCTTGTCGGAATAACATAGGATGCAGTTCGAGTTGAGCCACTTCCCACTCTTCTTTAGAGAAGTACGGGTTATCAAGGGAGCGGTATTCCACTCTCCCCTGGTCAGGGTTTGCAAGGCTTTTTTCACTCCAAAACGTGTCATAGAACCAGTTTTTACCATCCGGGGTAGTGGTGGTTACCAGTCGTCCGATCTTGTCTGAAATGGTAGCGCGGGATACTTCCCACGCCCGGGCGGAAGAAATGAACGCCGCCTCGTCAATCCAGTACCAATCGAGTCCGGCACCACGAAGCATTTCAGGATTGTCTGCGGTTTTGAATTGAAGGAATGAACCGTTCTCGAATTCAATATACCGATTACCTTTGTGCTCTCTATAATCTTTGCCGGGGACTAACCCTGCTGCGTCCATTACTTCGCGCAAGGTCATTAAAGCTGCTTGCCCCAGGGGGAAGTCCTGTGTTAGCACCCAACCATGCAGCGGTTTACTTGATTTTACGCCGTGGTTGTCCATATGGAACTGTTCCGGGTGCAACATATAATACAGGGTTTCCCAAGCCGCTGACAGGGTTTTACCACCACGACGACCTGCAACCAGGTGTCGGAAACGCGCGAGGTTATCGGTTTCGGCGTTAGTATTGGTGTGGAAAAGGATCTGCCAGTAATGGGGCTTGTAGGGCTCTGGCCTGGAATAGAACCAGGCAAATTTCAATACATACTTTGAGATGGCGTCGGCAATGCCCTGCGAGTCAACTGGTAGGCCGTTACCGGCTTTATAGTTGGGCATGTGCCTCCTTAAATGATTATATCAATAATTGCTGCGATGACCATAGCGACCGCCTCAGTACGCCATAGAGGGGTCTGCCAACGTATATGTACCGCTAAACCTAGTAAGAAACCAAGAAGTAGGGTTCTCAGTATAGGAAAACGGGCTTCTTCAATACCTGAGGTTTTAGAGAGAGTGAAGATATAACTGAGGATAATGGCAATGCCAACCTCAAAGACAAGGAATAAAGCTAGCCAGAAGCTCCATAAAACTTCACTACGAAGCAGCTTCGACATAAATCTCGAACTCCTTTAACCACTTCTCCAAAGAGTGGCGGGCAATCTCAATATCCCGGGAATCCCATACACAGGTATGTTCAACGCCAGGATTAAATTGGTGCCCACAGAGGGTACAAACCTCTATTTCCACGGTGCGCGAGTACCGCATAATGGGCACCTAGCCCAATGCTTGGCAACGTGTAGAGAACAATCGGCGCAGAACCAGGGTTCCCCGATGCGGGGACGACGCCAACCGGCGTCAGTCCCATTCTCAACAATGATATTAAACATTAAATACCCTGGGCTTGTCCCTTAATAACGGCGGTGGCATTTTGTAAAGCGGTAGAGGCGTTCGCCAATTCTGTAGCAGCCGCTGAGAATACCTTGATCTTACCAGTGGCAGGAACCCAAACTCCCCAATGCCCGGTGGAGAAGAGAACCGGCTCAATATTAAGGATGGTACCAACGCCGACATCCTGAGGACTCACGGCAATGCCGCCAGTGGCATAGGTATCTGCGGCACCAATTGTCATCAGACAAAAAATCTCGTGGAAGTTACCGTTGTATTTCTGATTGTTGTAAGCGGCGTGGACGTTGGAAATTACTTTTGCCATCAAAATCCTCCATTGCGGTTAATTCATCTTGAATATAGCCCCGGAGGATAGTTTTAGACCGGCCTTTAGGAGATATAAATCTCCTATCCTGATAAGGAGTTTTCTCCTTGAGGCTATTGTCCTTGAACTTCGGCACCGGAAGCACCAATATTAAAACGTTTTTGTACCACTTCCCGCACCTTGGCGGCGCGGTCAGGGGGTAGGTGTCCCGCCATACGGAGTGCGTCATAGGCGTGACTACGATCAGGGATAGGAAATTCCCTGGTTTCAGGGAAAACGAAAGCAGATGCAGGAAGTGCTTTTCTTTCCCTATCGGAAAGCTTTGCCATAAAACCTCTTTTTTAGATACAGGTATCCCACCAGATTGTATCTGCTGGTTGTACCTATTGAGGTAAAGGATACATTGGCCGACAGGCCGAATGGTACAAGCAGATAACTATTGAGGTTAAAATATAACCTCTACTATATATACACCCGAAGTAGTGATTTTGTCCAGGTTTTTTAGGAAACTTTACATTATCTTTACAATAGAGAGGTATTTTATTATTTGTAAGTGGGGTTTATGGTATCAGGGTCCAATTATCTATATTGGCGGCGTGTTTTGACCCTAGTTTTAACCCTTAGGGTTGAACCCCGGATATGGGTCTAAAAATCCTGTATTTGCAATGAATTTTATCGCTAGTACCCCCACAACGGGGGATAGCACTTTCGCTATGTGTATTGTGGAGCAGCGTCGTATGCGTGAAACACAATATCACTACCTATTGTTACCATCACCCTCCTCAGTTGCACCTATTACTACACTTATTGAAGAGATAGTCATTTGCAGGCATAATGGTACACTTTACACTGTGTTCGATTGATTTTACAGTACGTTCGCCTTGACTTCCCTACTATGCCGACCAGTTCCACGGCAATCCGCCGGGAACACGTAGCCCGAATCGGCAAAGCCGAGGGCAGAAAGGAGCCAACAATGGCTCGCAATACGGACAACACCGCGGAACTGTTCGAGGCATTCCAGCGGTTTATGCTGGCGCAGTCCGTTCCGGCAACTGAAACGGTTCCGGAGCCGCGCAAGTCGGCAACGGGTGCGCGCAAGACCACCCGCTCATCCGGTAAGCCCGGCGTCAAGGCCGCGAAGCTGAACGAAACGCGGAAGCCGAAAGGATCAACCCCGTCCCGCAAGACCGCGAAGAACGTCATTACCTGTCAGGCGGCGTGGGAAGCTCTCGGCGCGGATCCCACGTATCAGCCGTCTGACCCGAACGCCCCCGCGCGCAACGGTCAGTTGTGGGCGCTGAACGCGGCTGGGAAGCTCCGGCTCTCGTAACGCGCATCGCATAGCCCCACCTAACCCCCTGGCGCATTCACTGGTCAGGGGGTTTTTTCGTGCCCGCATACGTCGCGTCCTGGTAGCTCCCTCCTGGTAGAGCTCTCGCCAGCACCCCCGCTAGACGCATTCTCAGCCCTCCTAAGGCGACGATACCCGCTACCCCTAGTCCAACCTACCCCTAGATCGCAAATCGGCTTACAATCCTTTTCTCCTTTGTAACGTATAACCTGCCTGCTCACATCAGCGGCGGGACATTACGTGTACGCGCGTGTAGCGGGCAAAGAGATTCGGTGGGATAGCGTTATCTAGCGTCCTGAAATCTATCGGCTGACGTTCCCCTCACCCGGTAGACTCCGGTAGATTCAGTTAACGCACGTCGCGCGTTATACGCGCACATATATCCTGATATTCCCCCTCAGTCGAGGTAGATTTGTTGCCAGACTAGGCAAAAATACCTTTTGAAAGTGAGGGATTTTCAGAGCATAAATCCCTGCTCAGAGGCACAATTTGACAAGCGACCCCCGGGCTGTCAAGGTGTGCTCTCGGCGTCGGGAAGATCAAGTCTCTCGGCGTCCACCGAGCGTTATAGCGCCGGGTATATCGTCGGTGGCCTAGGGAGCCGCCGCCAGAACATAGGGCTTTGGTATTGCGTGAAACCGTAGATTCACCTGGTACCGATAGGATGAGGGCTTGTGAACAACCCTCTGAGTGTCGGTAGGGGATTATGGAGACGATAAGCGCGGGCTTGCCATTGTCAGCCATAACGGCAGAGCAAGGTAGATACTCTGGATACTGTTACATTAAGCTCCAGGTGACTCGGATATGTGCCTTAGGATATATCCTAATCCGTACTGCTCACGGTGCCGTTCCAACTCCGTCCACTTGCTATCGGTGTAGCACGGAGATAAGCGAGGAAACCAATAAACCGGGGAAATCGCGTATATGACAAACGAAATCTCCTTAGGCTGACCTATATAGGGCGCGTGAGGACGATGGGAACCCGTAATCAGGGAGTAGAACGGCTCTGCTAAGCGTGAGAGATTCCGGATATTAGGGGCTTACGCAGACGTATACCATCACTGGCTGGGCGGGAATGATAGATGCTACGAGAAATATGGGGGAATTGTGCAGCCATAGGCGCAGATACTAACCCAATGGCACATATGGAGGATACTCGTGGAGACTTTGAGGATGAAGCCTCACATTGTTTGCGTAGTTAACACTATGCGTGAGAAAACAATGGTCATCAGTTAAAGTTCGCTTTAATGCAACAAACGTTGGACAAACGTGTGCGCGGTAGGGGAGTCAAATCCCCTGCCTCGCTTCCCCACAGGGGATACGGGACGGCAATTCCGCCGACCGTAAACCGTCCCCGCAATCGCGGGAGAAAGGTGGCCTACAATGGCTGCAAAGCACATCGAAGTCGCAAGGACGCAGGGCGCGAAGGAGGGGTTCAAGATGTGGAAGAAGAACCTCAAGCGCTCCGGTATTCCGCAGGTGCAGGATCGCCTCGCGGAGTTGGAGTCCCAGGGCGACATCGCAGCGCAGTTCCGGTATTACTGCGCGGAGTACGGCGACCAGTTCGGACTCACCAAGGAGCCGAAGCGGTCGTCCGGCACGAAGTCGGCCGCAACCCCCGCACCGACCGCCGACCTGTTCGAGCAGTTCCAGGCATTCCTGGCGGCTCAGGCAGGCGATACGGAGGACGTGGAGGACGACGTGGAGGACGAGGACGAAATCCTCGACTCTCTCGACGAGCCGGTCGCGGCAACGACACGCAAGACCACCCGCACTTCGCGGAGCAGCGGGCGCACGGCATCGGCCAGCACCGACGCCTACGCACCGAAGGAGCCGAACGCCCACGCAACGAACGGGCGGCTCTGGAAGCTCAACGAGTTGGGCCTCCTGCGGATCGCGAAGAACCCGGGTGACGCAATCACCAACGGTGAAGCACACGCCGTACTCAAGGCGCTGCTCTAAACAGTAGTTAACGCTACTGCGTTAGGCAGGCCAACAGACCGGACGAGTCTTAAAACCGTCGTATACCCCGGGGAGTCAAATCTTCGGGGTATATTCGGGCAGGTTTGAAAAGTGGCATCCTAGGTCGAAGCCCGCCTGCCCGTTAATTTGTACCGTCAACCGAAAGGAGC